TTGATGTCTCACCCGTACCAAACCCCTGGAATCCTACGTCACTCAGATGGACCTTGATTTTATACAGGTGCATCAGCGTAACGTTTTCTTTTCCGCACTGAAACACAGATGAATTTTTCCCGTCACCATAAATCTTCAGTGACGTTGATTCGTAGGCCCGGTTGGATGTGGTCGAATCGGTCAGTGTTATCGTTTCAGATAACAGATAATTCCCGCCGGGAACATGAATCGCCAGATTTCTGTAGACAATGCCGGAATCAACCTTGTGATCCATCCATGTTTTGGCCTTTTCAAAGAGAGCCAAAACTGCTGGCGTCCAGTCCCATTTTGATTGGTCCTCACTGCCATTTTTATTGATGACTCTGTCCATGAATTCATACGCCGACCACGGATCGCCCGTCATTATTTTTGACAGATTGGATACAGCTACAGACAGTTTTTTACGCTGAAACCCCATCATTTCAGGTCCGAGCGCATTATCCGCCATTTCTTTTCGCATGGCGGCGTCTGAGGAGTAGGCCCATGCACCCGGCCCTACTTTTCCTGTACTGGCAGGCGCAGAGCCGGGGGGGACGACTTTAGGAAAGAGGCCGGTCCAAACCATGCGATATGCGCCGAACATTATCTCATCACGGCTTGAATAAAGCGTACCACCGGTCAGAAAGTTCAGCGAGGCTTTTACATTCTCGGCTTCGTGTTCTGATAATTCGTCAATTTCCTGCTTCAGATATTCGGTGCGGTCGGCAAGCTGTTTAGCCTGAACGTTAATACCGCCATCACGCCCACCCTTTACTTTTTCTCCCCTGGCGATAAGGTTGACATCCTCTGCCCAGCGAGGCTCTGCATTAATTTTCGCCATAATCATCACCAGAAAAGTTATAATTGCTGTCGTAATAAACCAGCCCGTTGTAATAAATACTGTCGTCCGCCGCATATCCGGCTGGATAAACAGTCACGACATCACCCAATATCAAAGCTGCCCCAACATGAACCACCGCACCGCCGGAACGGGAAATTGTATCCAGCTGCGCCATATGTCTGCTAACGGGGCGCACATCTGCCAGGAGTCGTTCAAGTTCGGCTAGCATTGTCTCCGTCAGACCAATCTCGTTGACATCGACGGCGAGGCGGAAAGTGCCCGCAGGATCGGCCACCTCCCACCACTCCTGTAGCGTCATTGAATAACCAAAGCTCTCAATTACTCTGCGCACCGCACCGATGGTGCCCTTACGACGATGAACGAAGTAAGCATCATTAACGGCCCGGCGCTTATCAGCCTCTCCCCACTTTTCATCCCACCGGTCTACCGAAAAAGCCCATGCCAGATACGGCAGAAATTGAGCCGGACATTTATCAGGGTTCCACAGATCGCGCAGCGGAATATCGAGATCGCCAATACGAGTACAGACCTGCGTAGCACGTTGCTCCAGCAATCCCGATCCCGCTGGTAGCAGGCTACTCATCAGAACCGCCCGACAGAATGATGTAAGCCGTGCAGTTAGCCGCCTGGGTTTTGTCCAGTACCACATCAGCAATCGGAGCGGCCAGCTCAACCCGCTGTACACCCTGCGTATGTAGCGCGGCATAAATCGCGGAGCGTCGGATGTCACGTCCTAACCGGCGCTGCTCATTGATATACGCCTTCAGGCGTGCCGTGGCATCGGTAAAAATTGGTTCCACGGCAGGCCCCGGATAGGTATAGATCGTGGCTTCAATCCGGTAATCCACAATCTGCGCGGACTGCACCGTTACCCGATCGCCGACGGGCCGCACGCTTTCATCATTCAGCGCCGCCGCCACGACTGCCAGCAGGTCAGCTGGTGCGGTGCCAGTGCCCTCACGCGACAGCACGCTGACTACCACAACGGCAGGCGACGGGCTGACCGCTGATGCATCGGCCACACGGCCATCGGCGCTGGTCGCGTGATACTCATACGCCCCGACCGGACCGGCCACGCTCATTCCCTCAAAGGCTGCGGGCACACGCTGGCGCAGTTCGGCATCACTCTCATATTCAGCCGCAAGCGGCGGTGTAGCTCTATCGTCTGCTGGCGTGATAATCAGCCGTTGTACATTGTTATTAGCCGCCAGCTGGTCAAGGTCACTGCCACTGGCATACGCCACCATGACCGCCTGCGCCGCCTCGTTGATCCGCTGACGGAGAATGACCTCACGATACGCATTCTCCTGTAGCACCTTCACTATCGGTTCGGATTCCAGCGCAAGAGTTTTCGCTACGGCGGCCTGCTCATCTGCCGGATAGAGTGAAACCAGCGTAGACTTACGCTCAGCCAGCAGGGTTTCATAGTTCAGCTCTTCCACCACAACGGGTGCGGGTAGCTGGCTCAGGTCGATTGTTGCCATATCAGCTCACAGGAATATTTAAGGAAAAATCGCCGCCGGTATCCGTCCGACTGCCGGTGATTTCCACCACTGCGCCGCCGTTGAATGCCGGTTCATAACTAATCGTGGTCAGCGTTATCCTCGGCTCCCAGCGCAGGATCGCCATATAGCAGGCCGACATGATTTTCAGACGCAGCGCCGGGTTCTGCGGCTGGTCAGTCAGGGCCGATAGCAAAGAGCCATACTCACGACGCATCACCCGCGAACCCTGCGGCGTGATGAGAATGTCCCGGATAGACTGGCGGATATGCTCCAACTCGGTGATTGCCTCGCCGGTATCCCGGTTCATACCGATATATTTTTCACCGCTCATTTCGGACCGTCCGTATCGCTGTTGCCGTGCTGCACGCCGCTGTGCGTATGTTTGTCCACGACCACGCCGTTAGAGCTGAGCTTGCCGCTTGTGTGTACGATGTCGCCCGCCAACGTGCCGCCAGCACTGACGAAAAGTGAGGATGTTTTCAGAAGATTCGTGCATTCAACTTCCGGCGCATCCAACAGGATTTTTACGGCCGCCTGAATGGTCGCCGTTTTAATACCCGTCGCACTTAGCGCGCCGGTTTCCGGCTCATATTCAATCGCAGCGCCATCGGGGAAAGACCAGTGAACGGCATCAGCGGATGCAGACGGGGCCGGATTGTCATCAGAGAACACACCTGGCAGCACAAAGCCGGTATCCAGCTCACCGCCCAGACATAAAATAATCACCTGCTCACCGACGGAAGGCGCATTCCATGACCGGGTTTTACCGGCGCGCGCCGTCAACCAGCTAAGCCAGTCGGTGACGTTATTCCCTGTCTCCACGCGGCATAACCCGCCGTCCAGATTTACGGCGGACACGGTTCCGATGCGGATGATGTTGCGCAGCAGGCGCAGGATTTCTGTGATTTGCTCATTCATGCGGATAGTTTCACTGCAGGGAGCAGGGGCGGCAACGAAGCGCCGCCCGCTGAGGGATGGCCGGGCAGACTACCGCGTGAGGTGGCTGACTATCGCATCTTCAATCATTTGCCGGTCAGCGGCAGTAATGCCCAGCAGCTGGCGCGGTTCATACGGCACTGCTTTTACACTTTTTGTCGGCCTGTCTCGCAGCCCGTAATGATGCACCCGCGCCATGCGCTGTACGCTGCTGGCCAGTTCTACATAAGCACCATCGCCGGTGCCTTTCGCTTTCATGTATTTTGCGGTGCGCAGTTTGGTGAACATTTCACGTTTTACGCGCCCTTTTTTTCCACGAAGCGGCTGCGCCTTACGGGGCTTGAACGGTGCGCCGCCGGGTGCCTGTTGGCGCTTGATGCTGGCCTGCTGCCGGGCGCGCAGCCGTTTAGCGACATCACTCGCCATCGACTTACGCGCCGCCGGTGTCAGGTTGCCAATCAACGCCATCAGCCGGGCGGAATAATCATCCAGCTCGCTCATAACTGCCACTCGCTGACCAGCTCACTACCTGCATATTGCTGGCGCGGGCGGGAGATATTTTCCGGCAACGGCGGTTCTCCGACGTGTGTGACATGCAGCGCGCCGCTCTCCTCCCGGACGATCACTCGCTCGGTCAGTTGCAGGTCGATACTCAGATCGCACAACGTATCGCTGAGAACGTCAGCCTTAAACGTGAATCCGTTCCGTCGTTTTTCTTCCGTCGCCATAATGTCGGGCTGATTCTCCCGCAGCCAGGCCAGTACCGGCACCATCACCAGATCGATATCGCCGCCGTAGTCGGTGATCACCAGGTTAAGCTGATACTGATACTCAAATGAGATCGATGCGGCCAGCGTGCTGACGATGCGCCCGTTATCAACGAACATATTCAGACTATCAGGGTTGCGCTGGAGCAGTGGCACGCTGCGGGACAGCGCCTCGCGCAGCTGTTTCGGTTTCAGCATCGTGTTGTTCCTGGCATTCTTTGATAGTTTCCACCTGCAATCCACATGATGCGAGTGCAGCCTCTAACTGCCGGTTATCTGCCGCCAGACTGCCGTGATCGCTGAGATTGTTGCCCGGCATCAGGCAACTGACCACTCGCGGACAGCCAATCCACATAATCTCGGGCGTTTCGGAATGTCGGTCTGGCGTGCAGCCGGATAACATCAGCAGGCAAAGCAGCAGCAGACCAGTTACGTAGCGTTTCATTGGCATTAATTTCCCCCTGAATGGTTATTTCCCGCTGCAATGCGCCACCGGCAACGCGGCCCTGCATCAGCCTGAGCTGTGATTCTCTCCGGCTGCTGTCAGATATTTCGCGCTGTAGCCGGGTGATGGCTTTATCCCGGCTATCGATACCGGCCGACAGAGTACCTATTACCCGTTGAGCGGCACTGAGATCGTTTTCTGAATCAGTAAGCCGCCAGCCGGTATAAATCAACGCAGCAACCAGCACGGCCAGTAACCCCAACAACAGACGTGTCATGCTCCCGCCCCTTTTATGCACCAAGCGTTTTCCCTGGCCCGACGGTTTCCAAGTCCGGTACTTTTGACGCCGCCGACATAAACCCAGCGCCTTAGCTGATCGCACGCCTGCCGCCACTGGTGCCGCTTTATAAAACTGACCAGCGTTGATCGGCAGGCTGCGCCGGTGCCGACGTTAAAGGCGAACGATACCAGCGCGTCATATACCTGAGAGGGCATAGCGACCGGCACACAGATTTCCAGCGCCTTCTCAACGCGCATGACGTCATAAACCAGATTCACCGCTGCCTGCCGTTCACTCACTACGCTTGACGGCGTAACCCCTTCCGTATGGCCGATACCGTTCGTCCACACTCCGGCACTGCACTGGTAAGGCGTGGTGCGACATCCTTCGGCATCTGCGATCAGCTGTAATCCCTCGCTGGACACTTTCAGCGTTTTGAACTGCGGTAGCAGTGCAGCAATGGCCAGCACAGCTACCACGGCACAGCGTTTAGCGATCTGACTCAATACTCACCCCCTGCTGGCGTTGCAGTTCGTAGGTTTTGCGGCGGTAGTGCCAGTTGATAAAGAACGTCGCCACGTTGATGCAAAGTGTCACTACGGCCACAAAAGCACCGACCATAAAGGCAATGTCCTGAATGGTATGACGACTGAACCACATCATGATCAGGCCGATGATGTAGCTGATAACCGAGCTGTTTTTGTCCATTTGTTAATCCCAGAGGTTAACCGTTTCGCTCGTTGATGCCGCCGGGAGATCCGGCAACAGCAGTTCATAACCGTTCGGCAATACCGGACCGTGTTCTGCCAGTCCGGGATTAGCCATAAAGACCAGCTCCATGACCTGCTGCGTGCGGCCGTAATGCCGGTGGCAAATCTCATCAACGGTATCACCCTGCATCGCCCGGACTTTCATCACAGCAGCCCGATAATGCAGGCCGGTTTATCGGCAATGCGGCTGATACTGAACCGCGCATCACGCCAGAACTCATCAGCAGTGGTTTCAACGTCTACTGATTTCTTACCACCGGCTGCGTCATAGCCACGATAGCGCTCGGCAATCCCCGCTGCCGTCATCGCACCGACGGCGGCAAAATAGTGCCCGGCCTTTTCGCTTTCCCCGTCGATCGACTCAGCCGGTACATCTGCCAGGGTGTTAAAGCCTGCTTTCATCTGGTCTGTACGCCAGTCGTAAAGCTCGGCATTCACTTCCGAGATAGCCGTTTTTACCGCAAGGCGAAGGCGCTCTGCCGGGATGGTTCCTTCAAACCGCAACGCTGCACGCAAACGCTGCAGATCGATATCAGGCCAGAAAAAGGTATTCTTTACCGGCGGCTCGGCATCTACAGCCGGTCGCGGTTCGGTTATTACTACCGTTGCCATAAGGGCCTCTGAATAGGTGGGCGGTGGAAAGCGGCGCTGAAACCTGAAAGGCTCATTACCGCCCTGCCGCCCGGCGCGGGGCGCGTTGGGTTAGCGGCTGGTTAATACCTGCTGTTTCAGCTGAGTAGCCAGCCGTTCAATATCCTTTTTTACGCCGCTGCCCTGGTGAAGCTGCAGCGCGCGTTTCAGGTGTTCCATCGCATCCAAAGCCCTGCCCGTATCGCGAAGCACGTAGCCGGTGATTTTGTGCAGCTTGGCACGCACCTCATCCGGCATATCTTCGGATTTCGTCAGTTCCAGTGTCGCTAGCAGTGGCGCAACATCGACAGCCTCTTTTGCCGTCCATGCGCGTGTTGCTGCGTCGGCTACTTCCTCGGCCAGCAGATACGCCGTGCTGTTACGCTTATATGTATCGGTCGGCACCAGGCCATGCAGCAGCGCATAGCGGGCAATTTCCAGCGCGCCGGGCACGTCACCGGCATCAAGTCGCCAGATCATGACCGTCATCAGGATCGCATCCTGTGCGCCTTTACCGCTTTCCAACACTCCGGCCACCCACGGCAGATAAGCGGGAAGCATCAGCCTTTTCATCTCGGCCTTGCGCTCCCTTGAGCGCACCTTTTTCAGCTGCCGCTTATCTTCGTTGAGCTTCAACAGCATCAACTCGTAGCCGTTAGCATGGCGCAGAGGATTATCATGCTGCTTTGATGACTCAATGGCCTGCTGTCGCATCTGGTGACGCCGGGCGGGGCTTAACATGCGTTACTCTCCTGCCGGTGCTGGATTATCGCCGCCAGCATTGGTTGCGTTCGCCTGAGATTCCGGCGGTGTGAAGTCGCCCATCTTGATGTTTTCAATCAGGCATCCCGCCGCGTAATCCTCGATCACGTAGTCTTCGTTGATGGACTCGTAGTTTTCGATGCGATCACGTTTAGCCACTTCATCCAACAGACGACGGTGCGTGCCTTCCTGCCAGTAAATTGAGAGGTTATCCAGGCGGGTAACCATCAGTGCGTTCGCCGGGAAGTAAGGTACGCGCACCGCTGGCAAGTTGCCGATACGCTTCTGGCTGATAATCATGTCTGCCGCCAGCTGCTCCGTGTTGGCCTGCTCCTGATTCACCAGCGGGAAATATTTGTCAGCCAGCAGCTGGCGACCGCAGATCACAACCAGCTCGGGGTCTTCCTGGAACCACGGCGCGATCAGGGTATTGGTTGCGTCCATCACCAGCGCATCGAGGTTAGCGTAATCGCCTTCTTTACCGACACGGATAATGTCAGAGATTACGGCGCCATCTTCACCGGTGGTTTTGCTCATTACACGGTCAGGGGCGTTATCACGGTACTTCTGCAGCCAGCCTACGGCCACATCCTGCAGCATTGGATACAGAGAACGATTTGACGTCTTAGCACGCTTGACGCCGTTAAATCCGATCATCATGCGGTCGAGTGACTGACGCTTGATAATGGCATCGCGCAGACGCGCCTGAAAATCTTCGTAACGCGCCCACAGGTCAAGCTGGTTGTAACGGATATGGAAGTCGTAGTTAATCTGCACGCACTCATAACCTTCTGAGTCCAGTGCGGAGAAATCTGCGGTTTCACGCTCATCACCAGCTGAAGTGTCAGTTGTGCTGGCGATGGAGCCGGATACACCGATACCGATTTTCGCGCCCTTCATTTCGTCAACCGGCACGATGTTAATCAGGGTCAGAAACGCAGAAGACTCCTGAACGCGGTTCATCAGGGTTTGTGAAACAGATGGCTCGACGGTGAATTTCTTGTTCATATCGCCGGTATCAACGCTGTTCAGCTCGGCGATACGGGACATAAAAGCGTTAAATTTAAAGCGGGTATTCTTGCGCATTTGCGCTCCTGTCTGGTTCGGATATTTAGTGAGTGTTTGCTACAGAGCCAACGCCGATCAGCAGTCGGTTTGCACGCTCTTGCTGACGTCACCACCCGTCGCGGGAGGACGGCGGCTGGAAAAATCACCGTCATTTCCCTGCAACTTTCCTTTCAACTCAGCCAGCGCCTGCGAGTCATCACCGACCTGTTTTTCCAGCTTCGAAAGTCGCTCGCTTAGTGTTTCTTCAAGCGCTGACAGAGCCTGCTGCTGAGACTCACCGTTCTTCTGTACCTGCTCAGCCACGGCTGTTACAGCTGCGGTGACATCTCCGAAACGACCATCATCAGTTTTCTTTTTGGCTGAAAACATCACGGTAACACGCTCCATCAGGGACGGAGGCGGCTCGGCTTCTTCGGTGAACTCGATCAGGGTTTCTTCAGCAGCGGTAAAAAGGTTGTCAGCATGCTGTTTACGGGAGGCCAGCGGGTTTTCTTTGGCAGTGGCGCTAAAAGCGAGATATTCAGTTCCGAGGCTGGCTGGGTTATCCGTGACCGCAAGACCTACCAGATACGCTTTGCCGGTATCGGCAAACTTCGTATTGAACTCGACAGAGGTGTAAGTTTTCTGACGGGCTTTGGTCAGCGCCACCAGTTCCGGAGTCGGATCGATATCGCCATAAAGCGCCAGCTTGCCTTTCAGCGGCCCCTCAGAAATTTCTTCTGCCGTCAGCGCGGTAACATCACCGTAACTACGGAAAGGACTGTCAGGCGTCAGAGCCTTGATGTGTTCCAGATTGATGCGCGCACCGAACATAGTCGGGTCATAACTCGCCGCCATCTCTTCGATCCAGGCGCGTGAAATTACACGGCCGTCGGTTGTTGCGCCCTCGGTCGCGATACGAAAACGCTTAGCTTTGATTTTTGCCATTACTCAGGCTCCGGTAGTGGAATGATTCAGGTCGGGGCCAGTTTCACCGCCCACCATCCATCCCTCAACGAAAGCCAGCCCGGCCATCGACCACCGGACAACCACAGCAGGCGCCGGATTTTTCGCCCCGGTAGCCTTGCTTTCATGAACATGACACCCGGCACCATCATCACCGATCCCCGCCGTCAGGCGGCCCTGCTCTACTGGCAGGGCTTTTCTGTGCGCCAGATTGCGGAGACGCTAAACCAGAAAACGCCAACCGTGCAGAGCTGGAAGCAGCGCGACGCGTGGGAGGACGTTGCGCCCATCAGTCGCGTTGAGGCCAGCATGGAAGCCCGGTTGATTCAGCTCATCATGAAAGAGGTAAAGGGCAATAGTGATTACAAGGAGATAGACGCGCTGGGCCGCCAGATTGAACGCCTGGCACGGGTCGAACGGTATCGCGCTTCCGGCAATGAGGCAGATCTAAATCCGAACGTGCGCAACCGCAACCGGGGCGAGCGCCAGCCGGTGATCAAAAACGTCTTCAACGACGAACAAATCGAAAAGCTGGACGACCTGTTTATGAATGGCTGTTTTGAGTACCAGTTGCACTGGCGCAAAGCCGGGTTGGCGCACCGTATCCGCAACATCCTCAAATCTCGTCAGATCGGCGCGACGTTCTATTTTGCCCGCGAGGCGCTGATAGACGCCTTGACCACAGGGCGTAACCAGATTTTCCTGTCGGCCAGCAAGGCACAGGCCCACGTTTTCAAAAATTACATCATCGACTTCGCCCGTCAGGTAGACGTAGATCTGAAGGGCGATCCGATTGTGCTGCCGAACGGTGCCCGCCTGATTTTTCTTGGCACAAACGTGCGCACCGCGCAGAGCTACACCGGCAACCTTTACCTGGATGAATATTTCTGGATACCGAAATTCCAGGAGCTGCGCAAAGTCGCCAGCGGCATGTCACTGCACAAGAAGTGGCGCACCACCTACTTTTCAACACCCTCCAGCCTGTCGCATAGTGCCTATCCATTCTGGTCGGGTGAGCTATTCAACAAAGGCCGCCGCAACCGGGCCGACCGGGTAGAGCTGGATCTTAGCCACAGCCATCTGGCTGCCGGCGCGCTGTGCGCTGATGGCCAGTGGCGGCAGATTGTCACCGTTGAGGACGCTTTGACCGGCGGCTGCAACCTGTTCGACCTTGATCAGCTGTCCCTGGAATACAGCCCGGCGGAATACCAGAACCTGCTGATGTGTGAGTTTGTCGATGATGAAGCCAGCGTGTTCCCGTTCGCTGAGCTGCAGACCTGCATGATCGACAGCTTGGAAGAGTGGGCCGACTTCAATCCCTACTCGCTGTGCCCGTTTGAGTATCGCCCGGTCTGGATAGGTTATGACCCGTCACACACCGGCGACAGCGCCGGATGCGCAGTGATTGCGCCGCCGGTGGTTGCCGGTGGCAAGTTCCGCGTGCTGGAGCGCCACCAGTGGCGAGGCATGGACTTTGCCGCACAGGCACAGTCCATCAAAGATCTGACGGAAAAGTATGTCGTCGAATATATCGGCGTCGATGCAACTGGCATCGGTCAGGGTGTTTTCCAGCTCGTACGCCAGTTTTTCCCGGCAGCACGCGAAATCAAGTACAGCCCCGAAGTGAAAACCGCAATGGTGCTGAAAGCGAAAGACACCATCACTAGCGGCCGACTGGAATACGACGCCGGGCACACCGACATCACGCAGTCGTTTATGGCGATCCGTAAGACCATGACGGCCAGCGGAAACCGCTCCACCTACGAAGCCAGTCGCAGCGAAGAGGCCAGCCACGCTGATGTAGCTTGGGCGATCATGCACGCGCTGCTTAACGAACCGCTTACGGCTACCAGCGGCGGGATTAACCCTTCTTTCATGGAATTTTACTGATGAGCAAACGCAAATCCCGTAAGACATTCACCGCACGACAGCAGCCGACTGAAAACCAGCAGGCGCAGAGTGGCCAGCCGTTTGAGGCGTTTAGTTTTGGTGAGCCCACCGCAGTGCTGGATAAGCGAGACATTATGGATTATGCCGAGTGTGTGGGAAATGGCCGCTGGTACGACCCCCCCGTCAGCTTCCACGGCCTGGCTAAAAGCATGCGTTCAGCAGTTCACCACAGCTCGCCGCTTTACGTTAAGCGCAATATTCTGGCATCTACATTCATCCCGCACCCCATGCTGAGCCAGCTTGAGTTCAGCAAACTGGTGCTGGATTACTTGGTATTCGGCAACGGCTTTCAGGAATTGCGCCGCAACGGCCTTGGCGATCCCTGGAAGCTGGAAGTTTCGCCAGCCAAATATACCCGCCGAGGTATTGAAGATGATACCTATTGGTTTGTGAACGACTGGAAGGAGCCACATCAGTTCGGCAAAGGCACAGTGTTTCACCTAATTGAGCCGGACATTAACCAGGAGCTGTACGGCCTGCCGGAGTACCTCAGCGCGCTTAACTCCGCCTGGTTGAATGAGGCAGCTACGCTGTTCCGCCGTAAGTACTATCAGAACGGCGCACACGCGGGCTACATTCTGTATATGACCGATGCTGCGCAGAGTAGTAGCGACATTGACCGCATGCGCCAAGCGATGCGCGATACGAAGGGAATCGGCAACTTCCGCAATCTGTTTATGTACGCGCCGAACGGTAAAGCAGACGGCATAAAGATTTTGCCGCTGAGCGAGGTTGCTACACGTGACGACTTTTTCAACATTAAAAAAGCCAGCCGTGACGATCTGCTGAGTGCCCACCGCGTGCCGCCACAGATGATGGGCATCATCCCTGAGAACTCCGGCGGATTCGGAGACGTTGAAAAAGCCGCGGGTGTTTTTGTTCGCAACGAACTCACCCCATTACAGGAACGCATGAATGAGATCAACGCCTGGCTGGGTGAAGAAGTTATTACCTTCCGCGATTACCAATTGCCCTTATAGCCCACATTGACCGGCGGCCAGACCCGGCCGCTCCATCCCCGGCACTACCCCCCCTTTAAAACCCGAAAAGATATCAGGCCACCTAACCGCCTCAGACGCATTCTGATGCGCGCGCACTTTTACATCTGCACGAACCCATCCATGTTAAATCGCGCCGCCAGCGTGCCGCTGGCGCAGCCTGCGCGAGTATGTTTTACCCCTCCGCGCGCAATGCTATCCCCGCCACGCCTGCCCGCTTTAGGGAGCGATTTTAATGCAATTGCATTACCCTTAAAAATCCTTAATGTATAGGAGTTAAGAAGGTAAAATTGGCTGATACCTTTACATGCAAAATCATGCAATTGAATGCATTATCAATGTCTAAAAACTCTAACAGTGATGATATTTTAAACAACTCTTAGTGGATCATAGGATGAAACATGGATATTAAAGAAGTTAACGAAAAATTAAATGATGAAAGTATTGATTCAAAAGCTAGAGGGCTACTTCTTGCTCACTTAGAACAACTTAAACTTTTCGGAGAGGAACAAATAAGAAAAGAACAACGTGATGTTGACTTCGAAACTAAAGAATTTATTGTAGAGTTGTTAGTAAATAAATATCATAGCGGTCTTGAAGATGATACCAATGAACTTTTTGTTCCAGATTATCAAAGGGATTTTGTTTGGAATGAAAAAAGACAATCCAGACTAATTGAATCATTAATACTAGGTTTTCCAATACCTTACATCTTCACAGCTGATGTATTGTCAGAAGATCCGGAATTAGACGGGCGTATCGAAATCGTTGATGGTTCGCAACGTGTCCGAACTCTACATGCTTTTGTTAATAATGAACTTCAACTTAGTGAACTAAAATCTCTAAGCTCAATCAATGGTTTTTATTTTAGAGACTAGATCGGAAGAGCGT